CAAATGCGTCCGGACCCTGCGCGCCACTCTCCCATGGCTTGCCAAGATAGTTGATGATCCAGTGTTTTGAAGTACTCATCGTTGTAAGCCTGGGAAGCGATCAGCCGTGTATATCTCACGTGGGCAAAGAATATTGGATGCATTGCCAAAACTTGCGCGAGCAGTTACCCTGAAATCGTCTGCTTCAGCCGACGTCAGCACCATAGTCAAAGGCGGATTCATTTGGGGTTGTGAAAGGTCTGTGTTCAGGTATGGTCTGTATGTCACCTCAATCGCATAAGGTGACGCAGCTGCCAGCATTAGATTGTCTTCAATATCACGGCTAACGTTATCTATACTGATGGATAATTCCGGTACGGCCAGATGTTCAACGCTAGGCAATTCCAGTTCAAATGCCATGCGGATAAAGGTAACGTACTCCCCTGCATTAAGAGGCGCATCTGACTCAAGGCACGCCTCCAAGTCGTCGTATCCCAATACCGCTCTGATAGCCGTTGGCTGGTTGTATTGGTCACGGAAGCTGGGATGTCTGAACTCAAGCGTATGAATGATGATGACGCCTGAAGGCGCGCTGGCATATGCTTCTTTGATAGCTTGGCGTAAACGGTCTTGACCGTCATCTGCAATCAGGTTGCCAACATTACCGATGGCTATCACGCCTGTTAGCGTTTTGGCTATGCCTGCTTTTAAATTACCGACCGCGCCAGTAGCAGATACACCTGTAAGCGTAACGGTTACGTTTGCAGTATTAACTATTAATGTACCGACCGCGCCGGTAGAAGATACTCCTGTCAATTCCTTAGATCTATCAGCACGTAAAGTCCCTACAGAACCTGTGGCGGCATTACCGGTCATTGCTTTGGTTATGCCTGCCACTGGTGTACCAACTGCACCAGTTGACACATTTCCTGTCATTGCTTTACTCGTGTTCGCTACAAGCGTGCCTACTGCACCGGCGGAGCTAACGCCGGTTAAAGTTACAGTTATATCAGAATTTGTGCTAGCTATTGGCGCGCCGACTGCACCAGTAGCAGATACCCCAATCAATGTTTGCGTGTTTGTGGGTGTCAGCGTACCGACCGCGCCAGTAGAAGATACTCCTGTCAATTCCTTAGATCTATCAGCACGTAAAGTCCCTACAGAACCTGTGGCGACATTACCGGTCATTGCTTTGGTTATGCCTGCCACTGGTGTACCAACTGCACCAGCTGACACATTTCCTGTCATTGCTTTACTCGTGTTCGCTACAAGCGTGCCTACTGCACCGACGGAGCTAACGCCGGTCATGCTCACAGTTACATCAGATGTTGCTCCGGCTTTAATCGCGATGACAAACCCTAACCAGCCAGCACCACCACTGCCAGTTGTTCGGGTGAGCGTTGGTTGCAAAGTACCAGTTGCACCTGCGCTGACATTTTCTTTTACATGCGCATAAATACCCGCCCAATCTTGCGGATCGTAATCCTCAATTTCAGTGTAACCTGCAGGCGGCGCACCAGACCATCTATCCGCACCTTGCGTGGTGTCTCCGGCATAAATAATCACAACATCATCACCTGTCCCAGCAGTTACGCCAGTCATGCTCAACGTTATTGGGCTTGAATTGTTGCTTGTGTTGGTGCTTGTTGCGTATGCGTAGATGGGGCTCGTAGTATCACGGCCGCTAAATGCAAGCAATGTGGCAGTAGGCTCACTACCGTTGTTGACAGTGAGCGTATATGTGGATGGTTCAGAACCGCCAGCAACTTTACGAAAGACAGAAACTCGCTGACCGTCCGGGCTGCCGATATCTAAATCACTGCCGATTTGCGTAAAGCCAGATGGCAATGTATAGCCAGGGAAAAATCCTGTAACAGCAAGCAACAAAACATCGCCACTCACAACACCTGATGGTTTTGTGAGTACGAGGGAACCGGTACCTGTTAGGTAGTTCCTACTGCCGGATCTAAATGCCATGCCGCAGCTAAATTAACCAAAGCGAACTAAAGCATTACTGGCATCATTTGCTGGCTGAGAAACAGTCAAATTCCCTGCAGTAATTGTTTGACTACCAATGTTATGTACGCTGATGGCTTTGTTGCTTTGTGTGCTGTTATAAACCAAGACAGCATCAAATGCAGTAGATAAAGTGACTGTACTCCACACAAATGCAGCTGATGGTGTCCAATATGCAGTGGTGCCAGATGTTGCCGGTTCGGTGGCATTGGTTGCTGTTACACCACCAGCGGTATAGCCGGTACCTGTGACCTCACCTGTTGTACTGTATGCAGTAGTGCTAGCGTTATATGTAGCTGAGGCTAAATATATTGCTGCTTTAACAGTGTCTTTTGTGGTCGCACCTCTCACCACTGTAGTCCCTAGTGCATGAATGCCGCATAAGACCTCTTGTTTAAAGCTAGTGCACATGGCTGTTGTATTTGACATGACTTATCTCCTTCATTCAATTTCGTTAATTATTAAAAATCCCCAACAGCGCCTTCAGCTAAAACGCCTTTAGGCAAAAAAGCGTGTGCACTGCGTTTCACGCATTCACCGTCTAGCCAGTACTCTTCAACAAACACATAAGAGTCTTCAGTCACTTGCCATTCGGTTCTATATTCCAGACTAGCAATAGGTAAATTTCCTTTGCTGGTCCAGATCAGTGGCACTTGTTGGTCTACTGGCATATTTTGAGTTTGTTCAGTCATAAGTTTTCCTATCGTTAAACTGGTTTTACATCTAACTTTGCGGACACAATCCAATTGAGTCCGGACAATGGTTGTTTCTGGTATTTGCCATTCATAAAGCGCACATTGCATGACTGCAAACCCTCCCCCAGATGCATATCCATCAGGAAGTAATCAGTGCCTTGATTGATTTCATCGCGGTGAAAAGCCACAAAAGTAGCCATTTCAGTTGGTGTGAACTTCCATGTAACGGTGTGTTGCTCAGGCGCAGTACCATAACGCAGCCGTTGACGCGCTTCGCCAGCATCGAAATCAGTGCGATCGACATTGGGGGAAACCTCACCTTGATATCCCTGGACGCTTGGTACCGGTAGTATGATTGGCCACGTTGCCATTACATAGCCCCCGCCGCACGGTTAAGGCCATATTGGCCTTGCATGGCTTGCGCAAATGGACCTTCGCTGCGCACATCTTTGATCATCTCGCCACGCACAGTGTCGAGCATCACTGAGATAATCTCATTGCCATTGCCATCGGTACGTTGATCTACTTCCGGCTTATCTTTACCGCCACCAAAAATCTGGACGATAACGTTGCCACCCTTAGCACTGCCATCCGTTTGCACGCCAAGCTGTCCGTTAGCACCACGGCGCAGTGGTAAGATTGCCTCTGGCCCTGCCTCACCCATGACACCCAACCGGCCACCGTTAGCAAACATAAATGGTGTGGCACTGTCTATCACACCACCTTTGGCAAATGGCATCACGCCGTATTGGTTAAATGCGTTACCATCAGCATTTGCAAAAAAGCTGGAAAAGAGGCTACCCCAATCAAAGCTCCCAAAAATATTACCAACCCCCTCTGTGAGCGGTTCTGTCACAGCCTTGCGTGTAATGATGCGAATAATGTCTTGCTCTATTCCCTTCAATACATCGCTGAATTTTTTACCGCCAACAACCGCATCTTCAAATGCGGACTTAAACGTCAACCCGATTTCTTTGGAAGTGCTTTTTTGATCATCAAGTTTGCGGTTCAACTTGGCCAGCTCACCATACTTTTCGCGCAATGCTTCAATCTCTGCTTCCGTTAACCCTAGCCCTTGTTCTGCCAAGGCATTTAACGTTTCTTGTAACTGGATCTCAACATTGCGGGCATCAATCGCATCTTGCATTGCAGTTTCTGAAAGATTCTGAATCGATAGCTGGAATTGCAGCTCTTCGTTTTGCTTTTGAATTTGCTCTAGCGTTTTATCGTAGGCATCTTCTGCCAATAGGCGCTGGTCGTTTAAGCGCTGCTCTGCTTCTAGCTGTTCGTTGATTAAATCAATTTCAGTTTCTTGTGCTAGCCGGTCGCCCTCTTCAAATACTTTAAGCTCCTCTTTGGCTTTTACTTCACGTGCCAGATTAGCTAGCTGTTCTTGTTGCCAGTCCAATAAATCACCAAAGCGGCCAGCCTGAATATCAGCCAACGTCTGTTCTGCTTTAGAAAGATTTTGCGTGCCATCCAGCACCTTGGTAAACTCACCATACAAAGTTGCATATTGGCGTGCTGCTTCTGTGGCTTGCTCGGTATTTACTTTAGGGGCTTTACTGGTATCTAAAAAGTCAGCGGCTTTTGCATCTTTGGCATTGCCAGGCACATTGACATTTCTATTCAGGTCACGAGCAAGTTGCTGCAACTCTAGTGATTGCGCATAAATCTCCGCACGTTTTTTATAGAAGCGATCGGCCAGTACTTTGTCGCTCTCTCTTGATGCACCTTCACTTCCCGGATCTAGTGCATTTTTGCCAGCGCCAAATGATTTCATCTGGTCTTCTAACTGTTCCAGTTCTTTACCAGCAACAGCGATGCTTTTTTGTAAACTATCAAAACGGTTTTGTTTTTGCTCGCTTTCACTACCAAAAAGCGCAATCTCCCCCGCTTCAATCAATGCTCGGAAAGCACCGGTGAAAGTATTGGTTTCTTTAGATGCTTCCAGAAATTTTGCAATGATCTGATTAAGCGATGGCAGAATGGCATTTGCTGTGGCAGTTTTTAAGCCTTCCGCATTCACTGCCAACTCATCAAGGTTGTCGTTGAATTTAGCTGCCTCTATAACGCCTTGCGCAGTAACTCCGGAGTATTCCCTACCTAAACGGATTTGCTCACGTAACTCAGCTGATCCCTGCATTAACGCAGGCAGTAACTCCTGATAGCTTTTGCCTAAAAACTTATTAGCAACAGCATTCCGCTGTTGCACGTTTTCAATGTTGCTGAGCACGTCTGACAGTTGCAGAAAAGCTTCTGCAGGATCTTTGGCGTCGATGCCCATTTTTTTAGCGGCATCACCGTTCTCAGCCATATACACGCTGAGTTTATTGATACCTTTGCCAAGTGCCTCAAGGCTGGTATCAGATTGCGCAGCAACTAACTGAAAGCCGGCTAACGTTTCAGCTGCAACACCGGTACGATCTTGCAAATCGTGAAGCATATCCAGCGTATCGATACCACCCTTAACGAATGCGGTAAAAGTGGCGGCACCTAGGAATGGTAACAAGCGGCCTAATGTGCCATTGAGAGTATTTACTACCGAGTTGAGTTGACCAAAGTTACCTTTTGCTGAATCAACAGCGGCTTTAGTTCTATCCACCCCCTCCAGGATGATGCGTGTGGATTTATCGGCCATTGCCTAATACCCCAAGCGCGGCATCTTGCATGGCAAGAATATCGAACAACATTGCTTTTTTATTTTCGATTTCAAACATTGCCATTACGCTTCCTAATGCTACTTTGTTGATTGAAAGATATTGGCCTCGTTTATCCTTATGCCAGTCATCACTGCATGCACAAAACAGTTCTACCGCTGGCCAGTTTTCTACCCATACTTCAAATGCCTTTGGCAACTCTTCCTCCACCAAGAAGCCAAATACAGTAAGTGCTTCATTTAAATCTGCGTTTTCGTGTTGGCCGCCGTTTGCCCACCATTGAGCGGCGGCAATTAGTTTTTTCTTTTGGCTCCCAGCACCTCAGCCAAGTAAGCCTGTGTAAAGTCTTGCCCCGCAGTGTGGTATTTTTTAAGTACGCGCTGGAGGCTTTCATCTGTGTAAGGGAGTTCATTACCATGCTCATCCTGCACGTCTTGTTGTTGCCAAGTGCTGATCACTTCCTTCAACGCATCAAACACAGGTTTTCTGCCATGCCTTTGCTGCCAATCTCTAAGTTCATCCACGTCTTTGTAATTGAACGTGACACTAATTTGCCCGTGTTCATCTTGACCTGGCACGTGGATATTTACAGGTATTGTGAAAGTAGGTTTGGGCGCAATAACAAGCATAGTTAGATGGCCACAATTCTGAGTTCATCGTTGCCACTTACTGGCACCAACCGCAAGTCATAACCCACTAAGCGCTTGCCATTAACCTCTTGTTTGGTTGGATTAATGAATTGAGCAGCAGCGCCAAATAACAGAATTTTTAAGCCTGACGTGGTGCCATGCAGCATGCTGATAGTTTGGGTATTATTAGCTTTTACATCAGCCATGAAGCTGACTTCTTGCGCAGCAGTTAGGTCAAAGTTGATATGACCACTTATATCGCGGGCGCTTAATTCAACTGTTTCACCACCGACCAAAGGCGTGAAGTTGACTGCATTTCCGCTAGAGAGTGACAAGCCTTGTGATGGGTATGCCGTACCTCCAGTAACAGCGCCGGCTGAATAAGAGCCACCTAAAAGCACATCGGCTGTATTTGTATCGGTAATGACTTGCGGTTTTTTCCAAGCGGTTAATGTTGGAGTTGCATTTGCTGTTGCCGAGATACCGCCATCCAATGCGATAAATCGGCAACGGATAACTGGACGCTCACCTACGCCTGCTGCGATTTCCCAAATGCCACGGGCACCAAGACCTTTATGCAATACACCATCGTCGTGCCAATAAATTGTGGCACTCTCAAGCGAGTCAGTTATAGGCGTGTATTCCACACGAGTGCTGGCTGTAATTGCCTCAGCCCACCCGCACGCGCGTAATGCTGGGCCCCATGCCGGAGCGGTACCTAATGTGCCAGAAGCCTGCAGCTCCAAGTCAAAACCCATCTCTACATAGCCTGGACCAACCAGCTGCTCACTCCCGCCGAAGTAGGCACGAATCAGATCACGATTGACATTGTTAGCTACTAGTGGAGTAACACTCAAATTTGACACCAGCAATGCATTAGCTGCTCCTGTTGGCGTAGAGTCTGTACCATAGACCGTTTCAATCTTGAGTAGAATTGCCGTTTTACGAACTACACGATTAGCCATGATCTACTCCTTAGGTTGCTCAACTGGTTGTTCAATTTCTGGGCCTTCTGTCCGAGTAAGGCTGCCATCTTCATTACGAGTGTATGAACCACCTGCTGGCGGATCCTGATCCACAACTTGCACAACTGCCGGCGCACTTGTTTGCTCGTCTACTTTTTCTTTAGCCATGGCTATAACTCTCCATTCAATACTTCGTAATCAATGATGAATTCGAGATCCACCACCACTAAATCTGTATCGCGGGCCGCCCAGTCTGGTACTCGATTACCGGGCAAGATGTCATCGCATAACCCGCCCAAATTACGATCGGCTAATACGCGATCCACTACTTCTTCAATAACCGCATCAGCCAACTTGTCAGGGATATCTCCCCTGGCGTAAATCTCGGTGGACACTCTAAGCTGGCGTTGACTCCGGTTAATCGTTGTTTCGTTTAAACGTAAGTCAGTCCCCTGTCTCACCACCACGGCATATGTCGTTGAGTCCGTGAACTTTCTTAACCTTGATCGATGCACCTCACCGTTAGCTGGTTTTGGGTCTGCATTCAGCAAGTTAAATATTGCTTCGGTAATCTGCTCTGTACGGGTACTCATTTTTTTAATGTCAGAACTGTTAGCCCACTGCCATCCGGCGCGATTTCTGCTACGCGATAAGTCACACTTAAAATCACTACTGGGTCATCTTCTTCGATCGCTGCAATTTCAACTGAGGCGCAAGTAAACTGTGGTGACGATGCTTGAAAGCCCGCTAACCCCATATCAACACCTGATGCTTCGTTATCAAAAATCCCTGTTACTGGTGCAGCGTTGATTAACGCGGTGGCGTTGGAAAGTCTTTTCAACACCCCGCTATTAATCCTGCGCTCGATAGCATCAAACATTAAGTGACTGTGCCTGGCACGCCGGTGAATTTAACCCAGGCGGTTGTTGGGCCATTGGTGCCAGCAGTGAATGCCACAGCAGGTGGGCCTGTAACATCGCCCGTAGCTGGCGTTGCCAAGTTGTCATCAAATGCAACAGCTGATACATCCCATGTGAGTGACTGGCCTTGCGCCCAAACTGCGCCAGCTACTTTTGGCACCTCAAATACACCCTCGATTTGCACCGGGCCAGTATCACCATTAGCAATGTCAGCCAAAGCGACACCTAAAATCTGGCCAACTTTGACGACTGAACCGCTGGTGATATTGGCACCCGCTACGTAGTCAATCACCTTGCCAGGCTGAATGAAATTTTTTGACATATTAATCTCCTAATTTAAGGGGTTTAAACAGTGCCAAACGCCTTGTTGGCACTGCCTATCATGCTAATTAAGCGCCTGCGTTTTTAGCCAAGCCGCGGTAATCAAGCGCTTTAACACCTGCATCCATGCGTACTTTCATCTCTACGCCATCCACACCCCAACCGTTTTGTTGCTCAAGTGTTGGTGCTTGGTTGCCATCTAGGTAGGCCACTTCAATCACATCATTGGCATTGGCATCTGCTGCGCCATACCATGCAGTGGTGCTGGCTGTACCCAGACGTGCATCAGAGATCACATCAAAGCTATTGCGCACGCTGTTAGGCACTGTTTGATTATTGGTAGCAGCTGCACCACCTACTGCATACTCAGATTCACGCACAACTTTTGCTGCGCCTTCTAACTCAAGCGGCACCAATAAATGTGCCAAGCGGATGTTAAGGGCTCCGCCACCTAGTTTTTGTTTGCCCATCAGTACGCGCATAGCATCAACTGAGGCAGTGCTGATTACCGCACCTGTACCATTGTTGGAATGGCTAGCGTGGAATAATGTCAAACCATCGCTCATTAAATGCGTGCCAGTTAAGATTGCATACACTAGATCGCCCACGGTACGAATGGCTGCACGACCCATGCCTTGTGGGATTTTAGTAAATGCATCCAAGTCATCATTGATGATGGCTTGGCGTGTGATTGAGAAAAGCTTGCCGTAGGTAGCAAGTACAATTTGCTCACCACGATCGCCGACTGTGCCGTATTTGTATTCAGCACCTTCAGCCACTTTGTCTAGTGATGGAAAATCATTTAAGCCAACGCGTTTACTTGGTTTAAAATCAGTGAGTACGCCAGTGGATGTGAATTGCTGGAAAGTCTCTTGAGATTGCTCAAATCCTTTAAGCATGGCCTTATTAGCCACGTTGGCTAATAGATTGGTAAAGTCAGATGTACTGTGCGTAAACGCTGCAGCAATCATGGCCATTTTGTCCATGCTGCCGGTTTTAACGCCCGCCTGCTCAAGGCTTGCACGCGCGATTTCTGTTAAGGTATAGCCACGAAATTGGTTGGCAGTGTCAGCCTTTACCAAACCTGCGCGGGCCATCAGTGCTTGGCCAACGCCTAGGCGGAATTTATCGCGACTGTCTTCAATAGTCACAACACTGTTACCCGCAACTGGCGAGCCTGTCTCGCCAAGTTTGGCCAACAATTTATCGTTAGCCATCTGTGCAGTACACGCAATATCATTTTGACAAGATGCCATCAAGGCAGGCACGCCATCCACATTGGTAAATTTAGAAAACGCTGTTGCGATTGTGTTACGACGTGCAGTATCTTCGGCTAAAGCAGCTGCACGAATTTCAGATTCGTTAGGCTGTGTGGCTTTTGGATCTGCCGCCACTGGTTCATTTGCTGTAGGCATTTTTGGCTCCTGTATAGTTGTGGCGGCTGCCACGGGTTTGGTTGCGGGTTGTTTAGATGCGTAAAAATCTTTAAGTTGCGCTTGCAAGGTAGAGCGATCTAAGCTGGCAGCGATGGCCAAACCACCAGTAATCTGGTCAATATAGCCCTCTGCAAGCGCATCTTCTGCGGTGTACCAGTGATCATCACCATCGGTTAAAATCGCCAGCATTTCCTCTTTGGTTTTTCCAGACTTGTTGGCATAGCTAGTACTCATGGCCTCTGCCCAGCTATCGAGCATATCGGCCACTTTGCGCAGCTGCGCTGAATTTCCATCTGCCCATGTCCATGGTGCATGAATCATAATCTGTGCGTTTTCTGCCATCTCTACGGTGTCGCCGGCCATTAAAATTAGGCTGGCAATACTTGCGGCAATACCATCATTAACGGTAGTAATGTTGGCACTATGGCGTTTAAGTGCGTTATAAATGGCAATGCCATCCACCACGCTGCCACCCAGTGAATTAATGCGCACTGTGATATCAGTGGCTTCTAGCTCGTTGAGCTCTTTAATAAAATTTTGCGCGCTGACTGTTTCATCCCACCAGCTGTTACCTATAGGCGCATAGATTAAAATTTCTGCAGCTGCAGCATTCACTGCAGAAGCGTTGATTTTATAAAACGATTTTTCAGGCATTGTTAAATGTCCTTTTAAAGTTGTGTGCAGTTTGCCAATTGCTTAGTCCCATGTTTAGGCAAATGTGGGAAAATTTATTCATTGCTTGTCAGCGCCTCTTTCAACTCACGATTTCTTAAATAATCTTGAGCGGTACCCGCAGCGCTTGTGGCCTTGGCATCAGAGTTGAAAATCAGTCCTTTTTCAGCTGCTTTTTTGCGCCATTCATCAATTTGTTCCAGCACATCCAGCGGGTTCTGACCACGTTTACGTATCACTTCCACCTCGCTGGCAAAACCATCGCGCACTAAGCTATTCCATGCGGCAGCTTCTTTAAGCGGATCTATCCAAGGCATGTTCTGACCAACATATAAACAATCATTTGCCTGGTCGACAGTCATGCCTTGCGGAATTGGCACAACGCTAGAAAGATGCGCAGCCAATACAAACTGCTCCCAAATAGGCTGAACAAACATAGCCACAAACTCATCGGCTAGAATGGCGTAATTAATCCATTGCTCGACTAACTCTTGGCGCTGGCTGGAATATGTGCCATCGTAAGCACGACTGATAGTGCTATAACTTGCGCCCACACCAGACGCCACAGCGCGAAGCTGGCCTTGTCTCCAGGTGAGTGCATTGGGGTTTGGGCGCTTACTATCAATCAAGCCAATTTCTTCACCAATGGCAAGGCTGTCAATAACGCTGCCAGGAGAAAGTGAGATATCGCGCTGGATTGGATTACCCTCACTATCTACTTGCGGTTCGTATAACTCTGGGCTACCGCGCTTCACATAAGCAGTGAGACTAGCTGCAACTTTAGCGGCAATGCGCTCACTCTCTTCGTAGTCCTTCACATCCTCAAGCCGCGTGATAACACTGGCAAACTCACTGACGCCACGAAGCTGACCAATGCGTTCTAGGCTTGCGATCTGCAATATATTGGTCGCAGGTACGCGTTTAGTATCGCTACGCAGCGTGTAGCCATCTGGTTCACCCGGATGTTTTTTGTAAACGTGATAAGCTATCTTTTTGCCCCAAGCATTACGCTCAATGCCTTGGCGAATTTTCTCGCCATCGTCATAATCCATAGGGATTAAATCTGCCTCAAACATCTCGATGCTGAATGGCACCCGCGTACCGTGATCTAAATCTGTCACGCGCCCAGTAAGCAATTGCGTAAAGCCTTCGCCATCTCGCAACCAAGTGCGGCACATCACACGCTGAGATTGACTAAATGTGTAGGTTTGAGTGACTTCCGGCAGTTTCTGCCAGTCTTTATATGCGTTGCGTAAAGCATCGGCATAGACAGTATTGATAGTGCCATCGGCATTGCGGGGCTGCGGTTCAATGCCAATACCCTGTGGCCCAACAACATTATTGACAAACGCACGGATAATGCCGCGTGCTAGGTCATGGTTGCGCTCCAAATGTCTGGCTTGGGTGCGTAAGGCAACTGCACCTTTTTGCACTAACTGGTTTGGAGATGATTGATCACGATTAAACTTGCGCTGACGACTGGGCTTAGCAGCCTCATAATGCGCCAGGACATTTCTTGCAGTGGCACGGCGCAGCGCACTTACCGGAGAGACGTATTCAATGATGGTATCGATCAAGTTATTCATTGATCGAACCTCGCTACAGAAACACTCAGCCCGCCTATCATGCCTTTTTTTGCGGCTGCTGACGTTTGTTCAGCTTTTACTTTAGCCTCCCACTCAATACGCCCTGCGCGTATCTCTTGCAGGTTTTCATAGCTCAATGAGCGGCCATTAAATGAATGTGATTTACCTTCTAAGATTGCAGTTTCTGCAGCAAGGTAAGCGGCAAGCATGTCGGTAG